CCTGTGAGCTGCGTGGTCAGTTCTTTAATCCATCAGTCAAGAATGAGTTCTTAGACTATATCAAGATGCAACAACAATTTGCAGGTAATCGAGTATGATGAATCACATGAATGTTAGCTTTGTTAAGAGTGGCCTGCGCTTTGTCGCAGGCGGCGCTCTTATTAGTGGAAGTCTGTTGTGGGGTGGTGTGTTCATTATCCTAGCAGAAGTCCTAGGTGTATTAGAAGAAGTTGTAGATAAACGAAAGGAAGATTAATGAAAGAACGTCTATTAGAATGTTTTGTTTCACATGCAAAGGGTCATGTTGACAAACACTTAGCGAATGTTGAAGTTCTCTTAAACCACCCAGCTGGTATTGGAGAGCATGGAGATATCATTGAGGAGATCGAAAAAGAACTTGATGAAGTAGCTAAGTATGATGATCTACTTTCTATGGTAGACAAGTATCTCAAGTGATACGTAAGTTTGAATCTAAGCAGGAAGAGTGTCTTGTCATACTGATTGAAGAGTGTGGTGAGCTCATTCAAGAAGCTTCAAAAATGATTAGAAAAAATGAATATTCTTCTGTTGACTTTATCAAGGAAGTGGGGGATGTTCTAACAATGCTAAATCTAGCTATTGAGTTTGGAATGTATGACGAAACCCAAACAGCAATGTTGATTTCAGCTAAACGAGCCAAGTTGCAAAAATGGAGCAACTTATTTAACTAGAAAATCTAATGGAGAATCGAATCCATGATTTGCTAGAGATGGTCAATAAATATCTAAAATAACTATTGACTTATGTTTTACTTTGCTGTACTCTTAAAGTTATGTGAAGGAGAAATAAAATGTTACAATCTTTTGTACCCACAGGAAATACCTGTAACTGGCCTGGATGCTGCAACGAAGCTGTTAAAACAACACTGGATGTTATTTCTAAATCTAAGCACTGTATTAAGCATCACTTACGTAAGTATTCAGGCCGCGTAGGACCCAATTGGGCTCGAGATCATTATCGTGAAAATCTCAAGCCTCAATGTGAACTAAGTGGTAAAACCTGGTGTGATGAATTCAAAGAGACTGTTAGCATGGCTAAGGCTCTTGGGCAAAAACTCTCGCGCATAGAACTTATTCGTCGTACGTGTCAAGCGTTTGACGTTGACCATAAAGATGGAAATCATTATAATAATGATCCTAGTAATCTGCAAACTCTTACTAAAAGAGCCCACAAGTTTAAAACTGATGTAATGGGTGATGCAGATCCAACAAGATATAAGAGGTAATATAATGCAATTTGGAGTATACGAAGTATATAATGCTAACATGGACGTTGTCTATGTTGGATCTACTAAACTAAAACTTGAGTGGTTAGAAAATAACCACCGCAATTGGGAAAGCAAAGGCTATAGTGAGACTAAGTTTCGCAAGGCTCTTGTAGAGCAAGGTAAAGATTGGACCTTCCATTGGGCTATCGCTCCACAAAAGATTTCTAGGCAGCAAGTAGAAATTATGGAAGGTGCGTTGATTCAATACCTTAAACCAATGTATAATGTATCAATGAAACCGTATGAGCGGTCAGTATATGAGGGACGATATGAAAAAAGTATTTAATCAGATATGGGTAACATTCAAAAAGGAGGGGATACACAAGTATCCTGCAGCACTAGATGATCCTAAACTTGCTACTGGTGGTTGGGATGATGTTAGCTTTCTGGGCTATCCTCATCGGCACATTTTCCATTTTCGGGTGGGTATTGAAGTTTTTCATGATGATCGTGACATTGAGTTTATTCAGTTTAAGCGTTGGCTTGAGCGTCTATATTCTGACGGAACACTCACACTTGATTACAGATCTTGTGAGATGGTTTCAGACGAGCTTGCAAAACTTATCAATGCCAAGTATCCTAAACGATCAATAGAGATCGAAGTATCGGAAGATGGTGAGAACGGTTCTGTTTCGCGGTACGAAGATGTATAAATAAGACTGTATATACACTTAATCTTATGGGATCTTAAAGATGCAATCATTTCAAAACCACTCACTGCAAGAAGATGCAGTCAAAGCCGCCAAGGCTAAACTCAAGCCTATGAAAGGCAAGGAAGTATCTTTCACACACCAACAGTCTGGTAAGAAAGTCTCAGGAACATATCAAGGTATGAAATCCATGGGTGGTCGTTCTTATGCACACATTGAGACTGGTAAGGAAGCGTACAGAGTTCCTCCTCACCACATTCATCAAGCCCAGTAGACTTTTAATCTGATTTGAAGTATAGTGTGGGCGATCGCTTTGCCCACCTTTTAAACTATGGAGATATTATGACTGAATTTGCACACATAACGCCTACGGCGTACCTAGACCTATTTGCTTCAGGTCGACCCTTTCATCTAACACTAGCTCATCTAATTGAGGAAGATCCTGTATACACTAGTTGGTATGCATCGCGAGATCTGTCTCGTGGTATGGATCCTTATATCAATGTTATGGACAACTCTGCATTTGAGATGTACAAGCAAGGACGTGAGATGTATCCGTCTGACAAGCTAATTGAAATGGGAACGAAGGTTGGAGCTGACTACATTGTAATGTCGGACTATCCTGGTCAACCATCTCAAGTAACTATTGACAAAGCTATTGAGATGGCACCTGAGCTTCGCGAAGCTGGGTTCGGAACATTCTTTGTACCACAATCTAATGAAGGTGATCTTGAAGATCTTATCGACGCCTTTGAGTGGGCGTCTACCTCTGAGCATGTTGACTACATTGGTGTGTCTATCTTAGCTGTTCCAATTGCATATGGTGTTGAGAAAGACAATAAGCTGCAGCGGTTTATGTCTCGTTGGAAGTTTATGCAAGAGCTCGACAAGCGTGGCATCTTAGACGATATCAAAGAGAATGGAAAGAAGATCCACTTCCTAGGTATGGTTGATGGTCCTAATGAGTGTACGCTCGTAGAAGAATACTTGTGGGCGATTGACTCGTGGGACAGCTCTGCTGCTGTATGGGCTGGTATGTGTGATATTCAATTTGATAATTCTCCCACTGGATTGATTGCGGGTAAGAATGAGATCGAAGTAGACTTTAATCACGACTCTGCCGATGTTGCCAAGATTGCTAAAGCAATGTATAATTGTCGGTATATCGATGATCAATTACCTGCTAGTGGAGAAGATGTGTACTATGAAAGAGCTGTACTATGACAACTAAATACAAATATCATGAGGACAAAGCTATTGAGGCTTTGCAGACCTACGTTGATGGAACATATGGTCAGCACTATGTTGGTGATGGTGATGTTCAGACTGTAGACTTCTGGCGGTCGTTAGGATCGCTGGAGACTACGTCTCGTGATACTGCTATTAAGTATCTTGCTAGATATGGCAAGAAGGGTGGTAAGAATCGTAAGGACATTATGAAGGCTATGCACTATTGTGTCCTTATGTTATATGCTTTGGATCTAGAAGAGCAAGAATTAGACGCTATTCGTATTCCAGAAGGTAAGTGGGAGGCGCAATCATAATGGATGTATTTGATGTACCAAAGCTACACAAGTGGGCTGACAACATTGAGAACACTCTCACCGAGTGGGCAATGCAGGAAGTAGAGGAGCACTATGGTGTAGATGATACTGACGACCTAACAGAAGAGCAGTGGCAAGAGCTACGCGATTGGGTTGACAGTAAGTACGATACACCGTATGATTGGATCTTGATAGGTTTTAATAATATTCTAAACGCATGGGAAAACGCAAACTATGAGCATGATTAATATTGGTGGGAATGTAGCCCGCAGTTCATTAACTAAAGTACAAGACGGAGATGTTCAGCCTAATGCGGTCGATCTTCGGTTGGGTAAAGTATTCTGGATCAAACCTCAGACGTTTACTATCGATGAGGATCAGAAGATCCATCGTGGCTCTGAGCCAATGGAAGTAGACGAAGATGGATATTACAATCTAGGAGTCGGCCACTATGAGGTGGTTATGGACAATGAGATTGAGGTGGGCGAAGGCGAAGCTGGTTTTGTTATTACACGCAGCACGTTGAATCGTAATGGTGTATTCCTTACTAGCGGACTTTATGACACTGGCTATAATGGCGTAATGGCTGGTGTAATGCATGTTGCTGTGGGTCTGATGAAAGTTAAGCCTGGCACACGCATTGGTCAGTATCTGTGCTTCGAAGCAGAACAAATGTCTATATACTCTGGAGACTATGGCAAAGGAAAAGCCCATGACCAGAAATATGACTAATGTTCACTGTTGAAATGGACCACGACGAAATAGAGATCACCGTCTTAGATGACGGTGATCGCTTTGAAGATGTAAAGGTCTTTTCATATGATGAAGTTGTCTATATCAGACAGTTCAACGAGAAAAAAAATAAATGGGACTTAATAGAAATGACTCCCGAAATGTATGCTGAGCTTATGACTGCTTGGCAAACTCCCGAAGGATCATTCATAACAAACCTCAGTAGAGACATATAAAACTTTTTAACTTTTCCTTAAAATAATTGTTGACCTTTGTTCTTCTATGTGTTATAACTATTATAACAAAAGGAGAAATGAAATGGGTATGTCAAGTTATATTCTTAATAATGAGGAAATGTTTTACGGAACAGCTAATGATGTTAAACTTGAATGTGATAACATGGATCAGTTTCTGGAAATGATGATGACTCAAAAAGATCTTGTTAGTCACATCTCGGACGATGACATTGTCGACACTCTAAAGGAGATTTGGCATGGTTAGAGTTGTACACTATGTGGGAATGGATGAGGATACTTACAGACGTGCTAGACGCGTCTGGGGTGGTCCTGCATACTACCACAAGTGGATGGATGATCGTGTATACACCGAAGTCGGTGATAGTGATGTTGTAGTAGTGGGTAACCCAACTCATAACAAATATGTTTGGGATGCATCTGCTGTTCCAGCGGAGTACACATCATGAAGTCCAAGTTTTATCATACAGCAGACCAGATCAACACTAAAGGCCATTGGGCAGTTGGTGTAATTTGGTCTGTTGACGGTTCAAAGAATAATGTGTATAA